CTGTACGAGCTAACACTAACCGTATCGAAGGCTCATTCCGTAGAGATCGTTTTAAGAACCCACCAAGCTATCAAACACCTGAATACGAATAAGGAGTAAGATATGTCATTCCGCTCCTTTGACTTGCTAAACCTCGTAAGAGACTTTGGCTCAGATGTAACACTAAGGAAGACCAGTACGGCTGGAACCTATAACCCTGCTACTGGTGCAGTAGATGGTGCAGCTACCACTGACTATACCGTGAGTTCTTACTTCTTTAATTTTTCTGTGGGCCTTCCTATTGGTGACGAAGTTCGTCGTGGGTCTAGCCGCTGCATAATTCCAGCACTAGGTCTTGCTGTCGTCCCTGATGATGAAGACAAGGTTATCGGTCTTGGCAATACATACGAGATCGTGTCGGTACAAACCTTCTACAGTGATGGTGTTGCCATCTGCTATGTCTGCGAGGTTCGTGAGTAATGAGTATTCAAGCCACGATGAACGCCTTTAAGAATAAGATAGAGGATAAAGTTGCAGAAGAGGTTGAACAACAGTTCGATGTGATAGCTTCCTACGCAGTTTATGTTGCTGTCCCTGACCAGTCTATCGACACAGGCGCTTATGTAACCTCATTTTCCATTGGCCCTGCTGGTTTCGGTGGTGGACGTAGCCGAAGTTCAAAGAACAAGCCTAAGAATCAGAACCCCCAAGCCATGAAAGACCAAGCGTACTCTCAGATTGTCGCTGACATAGACAGGATAGATTTTGAGGCAATGCTAGAGTCTGGTAACGCTAGGTTTACCCTCCGAAATCGTGCGCCTCACGCTAGAGATGTCGAGGATGGTGCTAACTGGAAACGCTCAGGCTACCATGTCTTCGCAAAGATTAGGAACCAGTTCGGATGAGTATTTACAATGACATTCGTGCCGCTCTTGAGAGCCACTTAGCTAACACCGCTGGACTACCCACTGGAATAGCCTATGAGAACGTCTCATTTGAGCCACAGACAGGCACCAGCTTCCTTAAGGTGTCCTTTGTCCCAACGTCTCGTAGACCCGCTGTACGAGGCTTAAATCCACAACAACGGTATCAAGGTGTCTTCCGTGTATTCTGTTACACACCCGAAGGTAATGGCCCCGCTACTGCTGATGATATAGCCAACAAGGTTATGACAGCCTTTGAAGCCACGACTGACATTTCTTTTACTAACGGTGAAGCTGAGACTTTCATAGTTTCCATTGACTACGCTGAGAGAGATAATGGCTTTGTAGATAGTCCGTGGTATTACACGGTAGTTAATATCGGCTGGTATATCTACTCATAAAGAAAGAATCACTATGACTAAAGCAACTAAGAATTTTGTCTGCTCAGGCAAGACATACTTCATCGGAGATGAGGTTCCCGCTAATGTAGCTAAGGCTGTTGACCCTTCCTGCACGGAAAAGCCCAAGGCTAAGAAAACCACACATACTAATACTATTCTTGAAGGAGAATAAACATGGCTTTTGCACAAGGTAGCCGTTCCAGTCTCGCATACATCGCAGAGACTTCTTTCGGCACTACGCCATCTACACCCACTTTCGCTAACCTTCCTATTAACTCACACTCCTTGGACTTGACCAAAGACCGTGTTGAAGGTAATGAAATTCAAGCTGACCGTATGACACGAGTTGACCGCCACGGTAACAAGCAAGCTAGTGGCTCTATCGAAGTTGATCTTCGTAAAGGCGACTACGATGAGCTTCTGGAATCAGCTTTCTTTAACTCCTACGCTACAGACGTTTTGAAGGTTGGTACTACACCCAAATACTTCACAATGGAAGATGCGGCTAACGACATCGCTCAGTTCCGTTTGTTCACAGGTTTGGCTGTATCTACCGCCAGTTTCTCCATTGCTCCTAACCAGATGGTCACAGCGACTTTCGACATGGTTGGCAAAGGCATGACACAGTCTGGTACAACAGGTTCCACTGGTGGCTCCCCAACACCATCGTCCACTAACGCACCTTTCGATAGCTACTCAGGTACTATCACAGATGGTGGCTCAGGCATTTCCATCGTTACTGCGATTGACTTTAGCCTAGCTAACTCCCTCGCCCCTACTTTCGTAGTTGGTGCTGATAATGCACAATCTCTTGAATTTGGTCGTGCTGTTGTTGAAGGTACAATGACAGTTTACTACGAAGATGAAACACTCATCAACAAGTTCTTGAATGAAACCGAAAGCTCAATCAGCGTATCTGTTGATGATCCTACAGGTGCGAACACATACACATTTGAGTTCCCTCGTGTAAAGTATAATGGTGCTTCTGTCCCTCTTCAAAACCCCCAATCTCGTCTGATTACATTGCCATTCGTTGCACTGTACGACAGCGTTGAAGGTACTAACTTGAAGATGACCCGCACATCGTAATCCCTAGCTAGGGTAGAGCGGGGGTTTCTGTCGGGTGAGGCTCCCGCTCACTTCTACCAATCACCTGACACAATCTCGACAACACATCATAAGGAATCCCGATATGGACTTGATGAACATTGGTACTACAAAAGAAACTACAGATGTAACCCTGTACAACCCCGTTAACTCTGAAATCCTAACTAATGAGGATCGTTCAGAGATGACCATTACAGTACATGGGCCATACTCGAAGAAATACAAAACTATCTCTCACGCCCAACAGAACCGCCGCTTGATGAAAGCGCAACGGACTGGTGGTAAGCTCAACCTCACTGCTGAGGAAATTGAAGCATCCGCATTAGACCTTCTGGTTAAGTGCGTGAGTGGATGGAATATCACTCTTGGTGGTGAACAACCAGATTGCACAGAAGCTAAGGTACGAGAAGTGTTTGAAGCACTCCCTTGGGTTCGTGAGCAAGTGGATGCCGCTCTGGGTGATGCTCAGGCTTTTTTGGACAAGTAAGGGCTGAACTTGAGGAGTACGCCGAGTATTCCTTTAAGATGGGTAGGAAGGTCTCAGGTAGTAAAGGTAAAGCTACTGAGGCCGACCACCTAGCCCAAGTCGCCAAACAGTTAGGCAAAGAACTAGCAGAGGTTGAACAAGCTAAGGCTGATGCAATCTTCCCTGACGTAGCTTCCCACTTATGGTCTACCTTTATAGAACTACACGATGGTAGAACTTACGGTATGAGTGGCCCTAACCCAATATCTTACGACATCATTAAAGCATGGTGTGATATTACAGGTGTAGACCTCTCCCCTTGGGAAGTTACTATTATAAAGTCTCTGGACAACCTCTGGATTAAAACTACTGGCGAGGAAGCAAATGGCTGATCTTATTCAAATCCAATATGAAGTCGTTGACAAGGGTAAGTCTCTTAAAACGGCTCTTACTGGTGTTGAGAGAATGGAGAAGTCTCTAGCTAAACTATCTAAGGGGATAGTCGCTGGAACTGTGACTCAGGATCGTCAAACGAAGGCACTTATAGCTTACGGAAGAGAGCTAAAGAGACTTACTGGAATGACAGGCAATCAGGCTTACGGTGCTGTCGTCAAGTATAAGAACGCTGTGGTTAATCAGACTGTAGCTCAAAACAAAGCTGCTGAATCCGCTCAGAGACTCGCAAGGGTACAAGACTACTTAGCTGTGAGGCAAGGGAGGGCCACTCTCGCTGTACAAAATCAAAATGCTGCGTTGAATCAAACTAAGAATAAGATGAATGGCTCAAACGTGGCTATTCAACAGCTTGGTTATCAGTTTGGTGACTTTGCTGTACAGGTTCAAGGTGGAACAAGTGCTTTTGTCGCCTTTAGCCAACAAGCTACTCAGTTGGTCGGTATCCTTCCTCTGGTCGCTGGCCCTCTTGGGTTGACTGTAGGCGCTGCTGTAGGCTTATCTGCCGCCCTTGGTGTACTTATTCCCATCGGTAGTGCCGCTGGTCGTATGTTCATGGAGATGGGCGGTAGTGCTGAAAGTGCTTCAAAAGACTTAGACGCCCTGAAAAAAGCCATCGAAGATTTAGAGTCGGCTACAGATGATGTAGCTGAGGCTATGACTTTATCGCTTGAGGGAGTATTTGTAGGAGCTACAGAAGAACTACAGAATTTACTACGCACCTATAAAGAGATGAAGGCTGAAATTGCAAAGGAAGCCCTTGCTAAAAGCCTTATGCCTCTGGTTAACAATATTGCTAACCTGATGGATGAGTTAACTGAACGTAAGTCATCTCGACAGGCTGTAATAGATGTTGGCGGCGATAATCTCCCAAAGGCTACAAAAGACAAGATATTACAAGAGATGACAGCTATTGCAGAGATGCAAGTTGAGGCTGCTGAGTTTCTTACGGGAATACAGACAGCACTTCAAGGCCCGTCAGAAAAGTTTGCTGAGAACATGCTAAAGGTTTCTCGGGCTATCAACAATAGTGATACCGCCACACAGAGCATGAGGGATCAGCTACTCCAAGTTCTAGCTAAGTCGGGTCTGCTTGCGCAACAGAAAGAAGATGCGGCTAATAAACAAGAAGCGGCTCAAAAAAAGCAAGAGCATGGCCTAGAAATGATAGCCAGAGCTAATGCCGAAAACGCAAGACTGTTAGCACAAGATGCCGCTGAGAGAGATGCCAAAGAAAAAGAGTTCCAAGACCGTCTGAATAGAACCAGAGCCATAATGGGTCAACTGGTAGCGGAACGTAGGGCAGCGGCAAAAGCTGAAAGCGAGGAAGATAGAGCAGCAGCTATTGAGGCGGCAGCTAAACTTGAGATTGAACTCTTTAATGCAAATGCTGCTTATGTAAAGAAACAGAAGGAACTTGATGCCGCTGGTGATCTAGCAATACTAAACAATCAAGCTAATCGTGAACTTGAGTTGTCTCGTGCTAACGATGCCTATGAAAGCCTGTCTGATGCTGAAAGACAGAAAAGGTTAGACGAGTTAAACGATAAAATTCAAGAGATGGCTGAAAGGCTGGCAATCCCATTTGCGGCAGCTTTAGACTTAATACGACAAGCTAAAGAAGAGGCTACAGTTGGTCTTGATGCTTTTGGTGGCCCCGGCTCTTTCAAGTATGGCGGAAGTCAAACATTTAAGCCAGACCCCGATAAAATCAAAAAAGCCCAGAAGTCAGACCTAGAGAAGCTACGGTATCAAGTGGCCCTAGAGACAGAACTCTTGGGTAAAACAGAAGCTAGACAAAGGGTCATACAAGCTATTGGCATCACCGTTGACGACAGTTTCCCCAAGACTGTCGCTGGCCTTGAAGCTCAGATTACCGCAAACGAAAACCTCCTCCGCATTGAGGAAGAGCGTAAACGGATGAACGATCTGGTTACTGACTCTATGGAAAATGGTCTCATGGCTATGGCAGACGGAACTAAG